TTTTACTTCACTCATCCATTAGCTCCTCAACTCATTACGTTCTTTCTTCAATTGACGCAAAAGGTTGTGAAGAGTAACGGTTACAGCTTTATCTAGACTTTTGGTTGAATGAAACTCTGCTAGTTGAGACAGTGCTAAACCAAAAATGTGATATGCAAAAACTTTTGCAGCTTCCGGATTGTTTTTGAGAAGCTCTTCAGTACTTGGACAAATGATTTTTTCAAAAATATGAACAGCTACCTGATCCGGAGTACCTTCAATACTGCTAGGGCTCAAATTAACTTCACCAATAACTTTGCTCATTGTTGAGAATCCTCACTTAAAATTTCCCATTCACCCCAATCGCCCAAATAACCAGATTTTGAAATGCTTGTTGTAATCACTTGACCATCATCACAAGTTACTTTCATTCGATTGGCATCTATGCGAACAGCTTTATAAACAACATCCATTTGTAAATTTGCTGGTAAAGGGCTGGGGCCATTTACAGACTTAATTCTTACTTCCATTTTTGAGCCCTCAAATATTCTTCTTTAGTCCACTCAACAAACTCTTTATAAAGCTGCTGCGCGGGTTTATTTAACCGGTTGTGATAGTCGATCGTTATGCGGCGCCAAGCGACTGGTACCGCATAATGCTTGGTTAGAAACATCGCTTGATCCATGCCTTGCCGGACTATTACGTAGCCCAGCAATTGCAAGTAGTACATAAAACCAAGCATGTGTTTTTGGCTCACTTTCTTGTACTGATCTTTCATGTTAGAAACCGTCCACTAATAAATAATCAGGGGTAGATTCTTGTTGAGTAGGTGTAGGATTCTCTAATTCATAGCGGCGTTTTCTCACATACCCCATTAGCTTCGGTTGAATCTGCGGGTCTCGTGCAGCCACGTCTATTTCCAAAGCATCTAGCGTTGTAAGGTCTGGTGCGTTCTGGATCTGAACCATTAAAGAGGGTGGCTCATTCGCAGATGCCTGTTCTTTTTCTAGCTCTTCAAGACGTTTGTGAGTGGCGAGAAGGATAGGCTTCATTTGTTCGTCATCCCATTTGCGGGTATAACGATAAACCGCATTTACTTCTGCAGGTGTTTTTGACTCTTTTACACGCTGTAGAAGAGTATCTAGGGTTTGCTGATATTCTGGATCTACTTTAGGCTCGTTAGTTTCTGGAACTAATAGATCCTCGGATGATGAAACATAAGGCCCCTCAGTAACAACAATTGCACTATCGAGATCCTCTTTTAAATCTTTAGTAGGCTCTTCAATTACTGTTTTTTCAGTATTAACCTGAGGTGATTTCTCAACTTCATTTTCTAAAGGCTTTTCTTCTTCAACTTCATCAGTTGGCTTGTTCAGAAGTTTGAGCATATCTTCAGCAAACTCACCACCACTGACTTTAATAATCGCGCAGCAATGAGCAAAAGCATTATCAAAACTTGAGTGGACTTGGCCATGCTGAAGCATGCGTAATTGTCCTTTTGAACCATTCCACTTAAACTGCTGCACACCTAATTCAACAGTTGGACTTGGGTAAGAGCAAGTAGAACCTTTAGCAGGCGCTTCTTTTAATGGTTCAGGTACCTCAAATTCGCCAATAAAAATAGTTCTAGGCTTTAATTGAAATTCGAATTTATCAAAAACATCAAAGCCAAAGTCATAAGGGTTAAATGGCTCCCAGCCATTACGCTCAGTATTATTTACTAAAAGTAATTCACCGTTGGCCCAAGCAAGTTTAGCTTCAACTTTATTTAGTATTTTCATGCTGTCATCCCCGTTTTAGCTAATGTTTCAATGTCTTGTTTAACTGCTGGTAGTTTTGCCTCTTCAATTTGGATAAGGGCATCTATGCCGAAGTGTTCACAAACTGTTTTCACGTCTAGGCCGCGTTCAGCTATGAAGTTTTGAAGTTCATCTCTTTGTTGATCTGAGATACCGTTAAATTCTGGTGGACTAATCCAAGTGCCACGTTGCTTATCAAACGTGCAATTCAATGCTTTAGCTCTCATTAACATTGTTTGGCGCATGTTCTGGTAATACATGTGTTCTTTATCAAGCGACTCAGTTAATTGATTAAGGTCACCTGCATGCTCAGCTTCTTCACAGCTTTGTTTCCAGTTTTCTAGCTCTTCTTGGGCTTTAGCTGCTGCAAGTTGTGCAGGCGTTAAGGTGTTAATGTGATCTTTAGCTTGAGTAATCAGGTCAGCCAAGAAAGTAGGGTGTGCTTTAAGATCAGGTACCCATACCTCACCGGTTTCACCGCCTAAAGCACCTGAGTTTTTCGCATGATGTGTAGGCGAAGGTTTGAAATTAATAACGCGGGCATTTTTACCTTCACCAGTAGTAACCGTTGTTAGATAACCCATGACATCTGCGATACGGTAAAGCTCGTTACGGTTTTTACCACCTAGATCTGGGCGGTAAATAATTTGATCACCGTTTTGATCTTCTGATGCGTGTGCAATGAAAACAACATCTTTACCTAAACTGATCAAAGTATTGATGTATTGCTTGAACGTTTGGTTCGCTAAACCTTGAGCCTTTAACTTTAAAGAGCCATCTTTTTGACGGTTATTAGCAGTTAGCAATAGATGGGTTTTAATGCATTCAAGCATTGCACCCACGGTATCAATGACTACGGTTTTATATGGTGCTAAGTCCTGCGGAGTAAGGTTTGCAACATCACTCCATTGTTGAACCTGTACAACCGCACCACGACGTAATTCACCAGTACGGTGAGCACCACGGTCAAAGTCAAAAGAAATTGCTTTTTCCGCAGTAAAGCCCATCGATGATTTACCTAAACCCGGATCAGCGTATAGGTACACAATAATTGCTTGAACCAATAAAGTTTGGTCAGCAGTAATAATCGGTAACGCCATTTTTCTTATCCTCATCTAGAGCCGGTGAAGCCGCGTTTTTGCTTATATGCTTTGCGGTCATAAGTAGGGATGTTTGTTTCACGCAGTTTTATTGCGAGCTGCTTTCTGCGTTGGAAATCGATTTCTTGGGTGAGTTCATTCCAAACTTTTGGATAAGAAGTTTGGAACCTGAACACATTTAAAGGCGTCTTAACTCCGTCTTTAACTTTGTAAAGAACTGAGCCATTAGCATTAGATGCGTACACTTGCCAGCCAATGCGGACAGAGTAGAGGCCCTTATCATCACGGCCTAAAAATGACTTGTAGCCGTCAGGGTGTTTTTTGAAATTAGTCATCTTTAAGCCTCCAACAACTTGTTACGTTCGATGAAGCCTTTTAGAAGGCCATTGATGTTTCGGATGTCTTCAAATTCGGTGAAATCGTTATATGACTTACCATTAACATCAGTAATTTCATTTACTGTGAGTTGAGTAATATCAACAGCGGTGAATTCAGAACCCGGAACGCCGTAACTGTCTGGATGAGCTTCAAAATCAAAGCTAACGTTTAAACGGAAGCTATCTAATTTAATTACAGCAACGCCAGAATGTTTACCTGTGATTTTCGCGGTTAAAACGCCGTAAGTACTTGGTTGAGTTTTAGGTGTAAAAAGAGTAGGTGCTTCTTTTGTTTGGAAAGCTGGTTGCAATTGGCAAGCAACTAAAGAACCACCAGAGATTGCAAGAGCAGCCATGCTGACAAATGCAAATGAGTTGAATGAGTTAACTTTTACGTTCATAATTGATCTCGCAGTTTGAAAAAGCACATCAGATTTAGCGGTCGGTGTGCTTTTTTTGTTGTCTGTGAGATAATGATGAACCAAAAGTTCAGTTATGTAAAGAACCAAAAGTACATTTTTATAAACTAATAATTCTTTTAAATTATTTTTTACAAAAGAAAACCCACCATTAAGGTGGGTTTCGGTTCATTTTAATATTATCTTCTAACTCTTCGGCCTTCTGCTTTCCACCAGTATTGACCGACAATTTGTATATTATCTGCCTCTATCCGAGCGGGTGAATAGTATTCATCGGGAAAACGTACTTTATCAGGATTCCGTGAAACAGCTTTAAAGCCTCCTTTCCCCATTTCATCCCAATCAAATAAAATCTTAACTTTTAATTCATCACCTTTTAAAAAGGCATAGATCTCACCGTCATATATCTTCTTTGCTGAGGTGTCGATTGATATTCTTTGACCAGGATAAAGGTCTGGAACCATACTTTCACCATCAACTATAAATACTTTTGCATATTCAGGTTTTACATCATATTTTCTTAATTCATTTATTGGGAATAACATTTTTACTGCACTTGGTTGTTCGATATTCAAATAACCACCTCCAGCACTTGCATAAACATCATCATAAAAATCAATCGCCATATATCCATCTGGGATTGGGTCTCCATCCTCATAAGTTAGGATTTCTAAATCAGTAATTCTGCCATTTTCTTTTAAAGTCGATCTCTCACTCCCTGTTAAAAGCCATTCAACCCCCTTACCAAGCCATAACGCAATATCAATAAGCTTTGTCATTTCTGGAATAGATTCACCGTTAAGCCATTTACCAGCTGCTTTTGCAGAAACTTCAAATTTAGAAGCAAGTAAAACTGCTCGACCACGAACAGGAATAGCCATCTCATCAAGAGCTTCGTTTAAGCGCTTTGCAAAATCAATTCTGTGATCAGTCATAAAAATATTACCAGTGAACCTTAAGTTCATAATAAAAGAGATTGAAAGAATTATCAGTTCTTGTTAAAGTTGAACTATTAGTTCATAAATGGTGGTTTAAATGAACCTTAAGTCCTGTATTGAAGACGCTGGTGGCGTTTATCAGGTTGCTCAGTGGATAGATTTGACACCAAGAGCTCTGTACAAGTGGATTAAAAAAGATGCACTCCCTCATACAGAATTCTCTGGCACCACTAACTACTGTGAAACCATTGAAAAAAAATCAAACGGCAAAGTTAAAAAAGAGACCCTTTTAAAAGTTGGTCGCCCTAAATAGCGGAGTTTCTATGAGCAGAGTATCAATTGAATTAAGTGCAAGAGCTAGAAATACACATTCGCTCATATTGCAATCTCTTGGAGGTGTGGTAAACGCGGCACTTGGAGAGGAAATTGGCTTTGATGGCCCGTGGGTGTCTAAGTTTAAAAATGATAAGAAAAACAATGGCTTGACCGATCTTGAAACACTTTGCGTAATTTTGGACAAACTTGGATTGAAAGTTATTCCGGAAAGCTATGAGTGTTACGACAAAAAATTTGTGGAAGCAATCTTCTTCTTAGCTCGTATGCAGATTACTCACTCGGCAGATATTAACGACTACCAGTTTGCGTCTATAGCTCCACGCTTAGCGGAATTCGGGTATTAAAAAACCACTACCTGCTGTAACAGGAGTGGTTTCGCATTCACAAATTTAGGAACCCATGAAATATGCAAAACAATTTATCAGAACAACCAATCGAACTCAACTCGCAAGATTTTTTAGTAGGCGATGTGGTTGTGCTTACACCGCAAGGCTCCAAAGATCACTTGCTTGAAATCATTGACTACAAGTACACGAATGATTTGTTTCGAGTAAAGGTTATCTCCTCTGGTGCTTGTGGACCAATCCATAAAAGCCAGATTCGCCACGCAACAGTTGCAGAACTTAACGCTAAACGCCGACTAACAAGCGCTGAGCAAGCATTAGCGGAGGTGTCATGAACAGCTTTACACAGCAAATCAAAGATTCTCGTCAGCAAAGTGAAATCCAATCTTTTTATGAACCTGCATTGCGAGTACTTGGACACCTATTTGAGGTGAAAAAGCAAAATTTACGTAACAAAGGTTATGACGAAAATAATGCGGCGGTAACCAAAGTTGAATTTTCAGAGGCTATGGCTCGTCAATTTCGCATAACGCAGTGGTTAGCACAGCAGATTGTAACCAGCTTAACCAAGGCGTGTTTGGTTGATTCTTTTGGAGGCTATGTTAAGCCAAAGGGTGGTGAAAAGTGAGATATGCAGTAAGAAGAAAACAGGATATTTCCGTTTCCACCACACCGCTAGAGGTGGTAATTCCACTGGAACAACCAGTAAAGATCTATTCGGCTAAAGAATTAGCAGCTATGCCACTTTCAGTTATGAATGCCGCAATTGAGGCTCAGGAAAGATTTTATCAACTTGAAGAATTAACCCATATGGGGGGGGCAGGCTATAGCAGTTCGCCGTCTCATGGAGGATGGGCACAAACTAATTCAGGTGAAAGAAAAGTCTCGTATTCGCTACAAAATCAACAACGAATTTATTCCTCCAAGAATTATTCGTCAGTTGGAAATGCGCGG